TCAACAGTGGCATCTACCTCTGGAGCGTTATCTTCTACAACATCGTTTTTTACTACTTCATCTGTCATAGTGTTTTCCTCCTTATTTATCTCAATTGTTTTAATGCCTTTAGCACTATCAACCAAGAACTTTATCATATCTGTTTTTTCGTTATCTGATTTCTCAACGAAACCTATGTTTTGCATTGGGTTACCAGATACTGGACTCTTTAGACTTTCATCTTCTGAAAGAACTACTAGTCCAGAATCCTTGTCCCAGAATACATTCTCAACAACGAGATCTGCATCTTCTGCAACTACAGTATCAACACCATCAACCTTTTCGATTGACAGAATGTTTGCAAACTGATTTGCTGGTGAATCTACTAACGATAATTCTACCAGTGTGTAATCTTTAATTATACGGACTGTGGCATCCATCTTTTCATCATAGGCACTGTCATAGTCATTCATTCTACCGCCGATAGAAAAGCCAGTGTAGGTTCCATCCAGAACCTTTTCCCATGCATCCTGAGCACCCTTTGAAACATATGCTGAAACATAAACTCCTGAATAGAATTTCTTTGTCTCTGGATCAAAGTACTTATCTTCCTTAAATGCCACCATCTTGCCGATAGCCTTTGGCTGGTGCATCTCACGAATGTTACCACGGAAATTCTCAAAAGCCTTCATAGAGGCTTCTGGAGTAACGATATCGTTTTGACGATCAATGTTGTCAAGAGTAGCAAAACCACTGACGATGCGACGTTCTTGATCCACCTTAGCAAAAGGCATTGAAAGACGAACGTTGTCGCCATCTGTACTAAAATGTGCTTTTTGAATAGTCATACTACTATATTATAGACCCTTTTTATAGAAATGTTATAAATAACATTATACACTATTTGGATCTACTCCCTTCGCCCTTTGGATTTCTACCCGAAGTTGTTGCAGTGTTATCTGCTTGTGCTTGCTGACGCTGTGCATCCCTAGACCGATTCTGCTGGTTATTTGCATTAGCGTCTGCTGCCTGACGAGGAGTAGGGAGAACAAGTTCGTCTCCACCCTCTCGCTCTGGCATATTAAGAATCTCACGTGCTTCATTTGGAACAAGAATCTGGTTCTTGACATAGTTAGTAAGAATCTGAGACTGTGCAAGTTCATCTGTAAGAGTGAGTTCGTTAAACTTAAGTTCTAAGATATCGGTCTTCTCACGAATAATCTTATTCAAAATCTTTTCAAGGTTACGCTGTGCTGGTCTTGCAACCTGCTCCTTGAAGGTACGATCCTGTGCAAGAGATGCTGCAATAGCAGAAGAATCTGATCCACCAAGTTTTGACAGTGGAACTTGGTGAGCAACAAGAATATCATCACGATTACGTACACGATACTTATCAAACGATGCTTCCTGGACTCCACTTTCTACAGATTCCATCTTAAACTCAACCTTATTGGTTTCTGAATCTCCTGGTAGTGGAATATAAAGGGTTCTGTGAGACTGTCCCTTAAGACCAGTCTGCAAGAATCTGAATAACTTGTCTTCTGCCTCTGCAGTAAGTTGTGCACCCTTAAGGGTTACAACATAGCGAGGAACAGCCTTATTCTGGAAGTAATCGATGTTGTATTGTGAAGCAAGTGCATCGCCAAGAAGGGATGGCATTGCTGCAATAACATCTGGAACTCCATAGAAAGTATTTAGTGGAGAGTATTCCTTGATGTGGATAATCTCATTAGGACGTGGATCATCAGTAATTGGGTTTGCATTCTTTGCCCCGAAATTACGGAAGTAGACAACCTTGTTTGCAATTACCTGAACGAATCCATCATGCATACGACGTACACGCATTGTGGTTGTTGGAATGTGGCCAACATAGCCAATATCGCCATTAATGGTTCTACCAATTTCGATATAGCCATTTCCAGTTGCATGTACATCTGTAAACACCTTTTCCATAATTGCTGAGAAACTGTCTTCATCATTAAGATTCTCCAGCCAATCACGAAGTTGTACCTTTAGTCTTTCAATACGCTTACGTGCTCGTGCAATTGCCTCTGCATTGTCAGATGCCTCAAGTTTAAGATTTGTTTTGTCAGATACAACGAAGTCATAGCCTAATCCTACTGTATTTTCTACCTTGGCATCAATGGCTGCGTGGTTAGCAAATGAAGTATCGTAATATCCTGCCAACTCATATAGGTTGTATGGTGGAGTAATTACGTCAAAGAGGCCGTAGGCGTTGCGATAAACAACACCTGGATTGATTGCCTTTGACTTTGCATCATTAAGTCCAGACTGAACTGCATTAGCAGAATCCATGTAGTTGTCTGTATACTCCATCTTGGAAATGCGTGACGCTCTACGTCTAAAGTTTTGGCTCATTCCGTTAAAGCCTTTAATATCTTCCCATGTCTTGTTGAAGATATCTGAATCCTTGTATGGACTCTCAATTTCCTGAAGAGAATCTAGTCTAGCAGGAATTGGTATTCTGGTGTAACCATCGTTATCATTAATCATCGTATCCGTAAGCCTCCGCTGTCTTCTTAGCAGCAATCAAAGCACCGAGGTCGTTCTGAGATGGAATAAGTCCCTGACTCATACGATCTCTTTGCTCACTGTATTCCTCGTCTGAAATTTTACGAACATTTGGGAAGAATATTGCTTTACCCTCTGGCTCTCCGTAATACTTTGCAGCGTCTGCTAGTTCTTTTTGTTTTGCAAGATCATCTTTCATTGATGCAATGCTAAGAGCATTACCTTCTCCGTCAGTAAAGAACTTTCCAGTTGGCAATTGCCAAACGTAAATTCCAACATTAGAGAATGGTTCATCTATTATCTGTACTCGTGGTTTCTTGACTTTACTTAAAAGTTCTGCATCGAATGAATTCATAACCACTAGTATACCATATTATGCAGGTATGTAGTATCCGAAGGTAGACTGAACGTCTTGATATGCCAAATACTCGTAAGATTTGAACCGAACCATACCAGAATTGCCCTGTGTGTCTGCAATAAGTTTATTGTTTCCGAGGAAAATTGAATAGATGTACTGTGGGTCAAGTGCGTAATTAACGTTAATCTGACTCAATGTAGAAATACCCCAAGATGGCAATTCAGAACTTCCCAGGATGGTGTATGCCTTTAGACTTTCCCAGTCTCCGTAGTCTTTTACTTCTGACCAGGATCTTTGAATAATTTGCTGCCCTTGTTGGGTTGGGTCAATTGTGTAATATGAGAAATTATTAAACAATATTGGTCCAGTTATTTTAACATTTCCTTCGGCAGATCCAAAATCTAAGAATGTTGTGAATGCTAAGGATAGGGTTCCCCATTCTTTAATATTCATGAATGGATTTGCCACTGGTTTTCCATCCCAAAGATATGCAATCTCTCCAGTCAAAAGTTTTTCCAGGTTTGTTTCTGTTGCTGGGAATGATCCAGTAGCAGAACTAGATATTGTAAAAGTATTTGATGTTGGAACAGATGTTACCTTTTCGTTATAAATTACATATGGATTTGAAGAGTTTCCAGATACCGTAATTATGTCATTTGTTGATAAATAGTGATCTCCAGAAGTAGTATATGTTACAGTTCCAGATGATTCTGTTGCATTTACTATTCTATTCTTTACTATGGTTCCAAATATTTTTCCTCTAGAGGTGGTGTTTGTTGAAACAGAATAGAACTTGTATGTACCGCTAGAACTGTTAAGTTCAAACATTTTTGTTGGTGTACTAGAGAAACTATCCAGATTATAGAGTAGTGAAATTTGCATACTACTCACAGAAAAGTCTTTTGCTCTTCTGTCATTGATTCCTATTTCAATTCCTCTATCGATATTTGAGTCGTATTGTCCAGAAACCTGAATTCCAGATTGATTTGTTAGATATAGATATGGGTTATTTCCTTTGTAGATTCTTAATGGATTTTTGCTTTGATAATTTTTAATTCCGTTAACAATCTTGTATGGATAAATATTTTTATTAAATTTTGTTCCTATTTGATTAATAGGATTCTCATTTGATTCTGGGTAATTGTGATTTAAAGATCTTGATGCAAGTTGTAGATATTTAAGTTTAATTGGATTATTGATAATTCCAGGAGTCTCTAGTTCTATGTGTAATACTAATGCTAGATCTTCAATGGTTTTTCCAGATTCTATATTTGATGTTGGCAGATACATGATGGCATTATTGACAACCTCGTACTTAGATGTTTGCCAATCTGATCCTGGTTCTACCGTTCCAAATTTTGACATGCCAACATTGGTAAAAGATGCATCCAAAATATCCTTATTTGCACCATCCTGAATATATTGGAATGTTGCATATGATTTTAAAATTGATCCAGATGTATCAAAAGAATTTCCATCAAATACAAATAGTTCTGGATAGTCTATATTTAATTGCACGTAATCTAAACTAAAACCAGTATTTCCATTAGCAAGAGTTACATACTTACCCAATGATGTCAATGGTACGTAATCTTGCCAATAAGAGTTAACGGCAATATCCAGTTCAGAGTATCCGACCAAATTATTTAAAAATAACTTATATGTTGATGTGTGCGATAACAATGTTGACACAACACCAGTGGTTGTTTTAGCAGTTCCGTCAGAGTTAAAGGCTGTGGCAATTTTGGAGAAATTTCTTAATGTAGAAAATCCAACATTGTAGGTATACCCCGTAAATGTATTGGCTGGTGCACCACCATCATTGTCGCCACCTACAAATACTTGAATTTGTGAGGGATTACTAAAGAACAGTCTATATGTAGAATCTAAGGCTATTAAAGCATTAATATCTAATCCTACAGAAAATTGTTTGCCAGAAGTTATTCCAGTTATGGTTTTAAAAATATTTGAATTTCCAGCAAAAGAAGATTCGTATGAAATTGTCGTGTTATTAATATAAGCCTTTATATAATCCCCATTAATTTTATTACTTAATTTGATCAGGGTTTGATCTTGGGATGTTGTTGTTGTATTTTTAAATACCGACTGTATAGACTGTACCTGCTCATTAAAGATGTTGAGGTTTTCAAAATAAATATATGAGTCTATAGAGGACCATCCTGTTGGCTTTAATGTTATAAAAGAATAGGTTCCAGATTGTGCTGCATTGTTTAAATTCATTAATGCTGATTCGGAATAGGTTTCAGAATTAGATCCAATTATAATTTTAGGCAAAGTATATTCTGGATTAGATAAGAAGTTTGTATTTATCTTTACCGCTTCACTAACTCCAGATTTCCAACTTGCAGTTTCTGGATAGTTGTAATTTTTTGTATAGTTGGAAACAGAATAATCAATTGCTACAGAGGATCCTCCGTAATATGCATCTAGATTGGTTGGATACTCTACTGCTTGACCGTATACAAATCTGCGTTTTGCTAAAATATCTGAAACAGCATATGGGTAAATTGCAACACCATCTATTTCTAATGTTGGAACATCCGAATAGGCATAGAATCCTAGCCAATCTTGATTTTTGCTAGTTGAGTCATTTATTTTTAAA